AAACAATTGAATTGGTTGGTGCTTCATTTATTGCTGATAAACCAGCAATCTTTGGTTCTCCAAACCAAGACTATATTGATAGGGAAATCTCTTGGTACGAATCAAAAAGCCAATATGTTTATAATATTCCTGGTGATACACCAGCGATTTGGAATCAAATTGCATCAACTAAGGGTAAAGTAAATTCTAACTATGGGTATCTCATTTATCACAAAAACAATTACGAGCAATATAAAAATGTTCTTCAACAACTATTAGTTGATCCTAATTCTCGTCGTGCTGTTATGATTTATCAGCGCCCTTCGATGCATGAAGATTTCAATGTTGATGGTATGTCTGATTTTATTTGTACTAATGGTGTTCAGTATGTTGTGCGTAATAACTATGTTCACGCAATTGTTCAAATGCGATCAAATGATGTTGTCTTTGGATATCGTAATGACTATGCGTGGCAAAAGTATGTTTTAAAAAAGCTAGTAAAAGATCTAAATACACTTGGTGAAAACAAATATTCTATTGGTGATATCACTTGGCAAGTAGGTTCTCTTCATGTATACGAACGACATTTTAAATTTATTGAATCTGAAATTGAATTAGCTGAAAGTATCGATCGTGCTCATGTTCTAGCGGCAAAGGCAATGGGATAGATAAAATAGAATGTTATGACTAATATTAAATTTAATGCCGACGATTTAGAACATAGTTACTATATTGAAAGAGCTAGAAAGGAAACTGAAGAAATTCATTCTAAAGAAAGCACTCGAAAAAATAGAACTTTTTTCGAAATATTTAAAACTACATTGTATGGTCATGCGCCAGAAGTTTACTTAATTGAAAAATGTGGTTTTACTGACGATGTCCGTAAATACAGAGACGTGATTCACCCAAATGGTAGTCCTGTTGAAGTAAAAGCTACTAAAGGAGAATACTATGTTCCTTATGTCTTAAAAAGAGCAAATCGCGCGGCATCAAAATCATGGACAAATTATCCTAAGATTTTATACATTTTTATTGGCGATAAAAATACAGGTGATTATACATTCCATGGATCATATGATTGGGATAAAAATAGCAAAAAATTTGTTTTACAAAGCAACACAATTTTAGTATAATATCTCATATGGAAAAAGAATCAATTAAAGTGCTTAATGAATGTGCAGAAGTTCAAATTAAAAAATCCCGGGATTACCAAAACCCTAATTCACGAATTAAGCAATCAGATTATTATCCTCGAGGTGTTATGTCAATCATGGAATTGATTAACACGAAAACAATTCGTTTGTGGTCAGTAATTGAAGCAATGGAGAATGATCCAGAATATGAACCTAACTTTGAGTCGATTGAAGATTCTTTAAAAGACTTAATTAATTATGCTTCATTTGCAGTCGCTTATTCCCGCGGAAAAATTGAAGGACAAAGGACGAATCGCGATTTTCTAAATCGTGAAAAAAAATAAAAAACACGCATGAAAATTATACATATATTGGGTAGAGGCATCGAAGGTTGTGGTGTAACTCGCTTTACTTTAGAAATGAAAGATTGGGCATTAGCTCAAGGGTGGGATTATAAAATTTATGCCACTAAAGATAAACGTTGGACTAGGTCAAAATCTCATGATTTAGATGAAAATGTAATTGAACAAAAATTCGGCAATAAGCCTTCGAGAGGTGATACCATCTATGGTGTTGATAATATTATTGAAGACACAAAGGACGCTGATATGGTGATTATTGGCTCTCTCCCTTCAAAAGGTCATCCAGATGATTGCATTGAAAACTTTAGCAAACTTATTAATAATATTAATACTAAGCTTGCTATGATTCAACATGATCATAAAATGATGTCAATTCGTAGGAATGCGGTCCTTGATGAAACAATTAAAAAGGCTGATGTCATATTCTCTTATTCTACAAAGAGTCCTTTTATGAATTATTGTAGAACTGTCGGAACAAACGCAGCGCTATACAATTTTTGCAATGGGATTGATATTTCAACAATTAAAAAAGAATATTGGAAACCTATCGAAGAACAAGATGAAAACCATTTAAAGTGGATCGGCCGTAGTGCGTATTGGAAAGGGTTTGACGTTCTTTTTGATTTATACGAAAATTGTGCAAAAGACAATGGCCTTCTTTTTACGTTAGAAGGAATGGAACGCTCAATTCAATTTGTTGATATACGTAAAAAATACGACTTTCAACATCCGGACAGCGATTTTACAGTTGATCTAAAACACAACACTAAACCATATGTATTTTCAGCGTACAAATATACCGAAATGTTAGAAAGGTTATCTAAATGTGCCTTTGGTTTTCAATTGACGTATCTTCAACCTGAATATATTCAAAACTTTATTGAATTTACACACCTTGAAATTGTTGCATCGGGTTGTGTTCCCATATTTAGAAAATCTTATGGCGATCACTGTTATCATTTACAAACAGGTAATGCGATGACAGCTGATAAAGACAATGGTACGATTTGGCTTGGAGAAGTTGGTTCTGACCACACAAAAAACATGCAGCTAATTAATCAATTAAGAAAAGATCCAGTGATGCGAGACGAATGGAGACATAAGGCATATGAGTATTACTATTCACACAATTCTCCTGATTCATCATTCAATGATTTTTATGATAAGATAAGTAATTCTGATAAGCACTCTAATCAACACTCAGATCTTTCTAACTTTTTTGGATAAAAATGAAAAATGCATATAATTACGCATCGTGTGTTCCACTCATAGGCGGTGAAACGATCGCGATGGAAAACGCATTCGGAAAAAGACCTGAATATATTTTATCGTATTCACCTTTTCAAGACAACGACTCGCAACTATTAAAACATTATAATAACGAAGTCCCGTATCATTTGATTGATGAAGGCGATGAAAAGAAAAGCTACGTGGATGTTGTAAATGCGGTATGTCCTTGCGCCGGTTTATCTTCTCTTAGTCCATCAGCTTCAATAGACAATAAAGCAAATGATTGGATGGTTGAATCTGCAAAATACGTTTTAGGTAAAGTTAAACCTAAAGTATTTTGGGGAGAAAACGCCCCTCGTCTTGCTTCAAAAATGGGTGGCCCTATTGTAAAAAAACTAAGAGGTGTAGCAAAAGAAAATGGCTATACTTTACTTTTGTATAAAACAAAATCAAAATTGCACGGTTTGAGCCAAACTAGGGATAGATCATTTTACTTCTTTTGGAAAGGAAATAGAATTCCATATATGCATTTTCATCACCGCCCACACGAAAAAATTGAAGACACTATTATAAACGCTTTTGTGTCTGATGATGATCCTATGAACCAATTGACAAATAGTGGCACACCATCAGAGAATCCTTTTTATCGATACGTTTTAGAAGAAATTGAAGGTGGTATTACACATAGACAATTTTTTGATAAAATTGAAAAAACTATTAATCCTATGGATTATATAGAAAATCATGGTATAGAATATGATAAAGTTGCTGTGTGGATGGAAGACAATGGTTATCCTAAAAAAGCAGAAAGGTGCTTGCAGGTCCATAAAAAACTAAAAGCTGGAGGAAATGTTATGCGTAAATTGACTGAAATACCAAAGGATTATATCGGTGCATTTGTAGGTCATATGCCAACATGTCTTACACACCCACACGAAGATAGATATCTTACAATTCGTGAGTGTTTAGCAATTATGAAAATGCCAAAAGATTTTCAGCTTCAAGGAGGAAAAAGAAATCTTAATATGATTTGTCAAAATGTTCCTGTTAGTACAGCTACAGACATGGCATTAAATATTAAAGATTGGCTTAATGGAAAATTAGATAGTCGTGAAGCTAATTTTGCTATTGCTGATAATAAAAAACAAACAATAGAATTTGAAGAAACGGTCCAAACGATTGAATCTTTTATTTAGTGTTGTACAAACGAATAAATTTGTAGTATAATATCTACAAGCTAAAAACAGATATGTCCTTATTAGAAAAACTCAAAAAATCATCCCGCTCTGCGGGTGCTTCAGTCCTTTCAGAATCTAAACTTTTTTCTGAAAAGGAGCTGACTACAACACCAGTTCCAATGATCAATGTTGCCCTTTCAGGTTCTATTGACGGCGGACTTGCGTCTGGTCTTACAGTACTTGCTGGTCCATCAAAACACTTTAAAACATCCTTTGCGCTTTTGATGGCAGCAGCGTATCTTAAAAAACATGAAGACTCTGTGCTAATTTTTTATGATTCAGAATTTGGTTCACCGCAATCATATTTTGAATCTTTTGGAATCGACACTTCACGTGTTCTACATACTCCAGTTACAAATATCGAAGAACTAAAATTCGATTTGGTACACCAATTACAAGAGATTGATCGTAATGATAAGGTAGTTGTTGTTATTGACTCAGTCGGCAATATTGCTTCGAAGAAAGAAGTCGAAGATGCTGAAAATATGAAATCAGTTGCTGATATGACACGTGCTAAAGCACTTAAAGGTTTGTTTAGAATGGTTACTCCTATGTTAACATTAAAAGATATTCCTCTTCTAGCAATCAATCACACATATATGGAGCAGGGGATGTTTCCAAAGGCTGTTGTCTCAGGCGGAACAGGTGTAATGTATTCGGCTGATAACGTTTGGATTATTGGCCGTCAGCAAGATAAAGATGGCACAGAAATCAAAGGATATCACTTTGTGATTAATGTTGAAAAATCACGGTTTGTTAAAGAGAAATCAAAGATTCCGATTTCAGTTTCTTGGAAAGGTGGAATTCAAAAATGGTCTGGTCTATTAGATGTTGCAATGCAAGGTGGATATGTAGTTAAACCTAAGAATGGTTGGTATATGTCAAAAAATCCAGCGACAGATGAAGAACTTTCCGGAAACGTAAGAGCTAAGCAAACGTTGGAAAAGGCATTTTGGACTCCAGTTTTTGAAAAGACAGACTTCTCGAACTTTATTACTAATAAGTTTAAAGTCGGAACAGTAGAAATGGTAACAGAAGAAAGCGATGACTCCGAAGAAAATTAATGTAGATAAGTTTATTCAATTTGTTGAAAAAGGCGATAGTGAACTTTATTCATTAAAGGTTGTACAAGGCCCTTATTCTGGTGTAATATACACTTATGGCAAAGTACAAATCAAAGGTACTCTTGAAGAACCAATTGTTAAATTTGATTTTACTATCAATGAAGTACCGAAAGGTAAGAAAAAAGCTAAATTAGAAAAATCTAAAAGGTTTAAAAATTTTATGGGAGACATATTAGTCTCTATGCTCGAAGAAGAAATTAATGACAAATCTACAAAAACTGATCCTCAAGAACCTGACAACGGATGAAGAATTCTGTCGTCAGACATTACCACATCTCAAAACTGAATATTTTGAGAATGAACATAAGCCAGTCTATGAGCTTATTTTAAGTTTTTTAAGTAAATACAACAAATTACCTAGTTCAGCAGCCTTAGATGTTGAGTTTCAAAAGTCAGATTTTATAAATAAATCTAATTGTAATGATATTCACAATTTAATTCTTGATTTGAATAATCATGAGAAGGTTGATAGAGAATGGCTACTGAACTCTACCGAGGAATGGTGTAAGCAAAGAGCTGTGTATCTTGCTATCATCAAGTCAATCAGCATCATCGATGGAAAGGAAAAACAATTAACAGATGGTGCAATCCCCGGAATATTATCCAAGGCGCTTCAAGTGTCTTTTGATACGAATGTTGGTCACGATTATTTTGAAAACTCAGAACAAAGATACGATTTTTACCATGCTCAAGAAGATAAAATCCCGTTTGATATATCGCTCCTCAACACCATTACAAAAGGCGGTGTTTCAAATAAAACTCTTAATATCATACTTGCAGGTACAGGTGTGGGAAAAAGCCTCGCAATGTGTCACTTTGCTAGTGCCAACCTCGCCGCTGGACTCAACGTATTATACGTTACTCTCGAAATGGCAGAAGAAAGGATTGCTGAGCGAATCGATGCAAATTTACTTGATATCCCGATTGATCAACTTGAGACGTTGCCTCAACAACTTTTTTCTTCCAAAGTTGATAAGCTCAAAGAGAAGTCTAGAGGCCAACTTATTGTAAAAGAGTATCCTACAGCTACTGCGCATGTTGGCCATTTTAGAGCATTGCTTGACGAACTTAGATTAAAAAAGAATTTCAAGCCTGATGTCATTTTTGTTGACTATCTTAACATTATGGCATCATCTCGAATTAAAGGGCTAGGTAGCTCTGTTAATACCTACTCATTGATCAAAGCTATTGCTGAAGAATTGAGAGGTCTTGCAGTTGAGAATGACGTACCTATTTGGTCAGCAACTCAGGTTACTCGATCAGGTTTTGGAAATACGGATGTTGAATTGACAGATACATCTGAATCATTTGGTCTTCCGGCAACAGCAGACTTAATGCTTGCTTTGATATCAACCGAACAGCTTGAAGGTATGAATCAACTCATGGTCAAACAATTGAAAAACCGTTACAATGATCCTACTCAAAACAAGAGATTCGTAGTCGGTATTGATCGAGCAAAAATGCGTCTTTTCGATGTTGAAGATTCAGCTCAAACCTTATCTAGTGACGAAATTACAACAACTCCATCACAATGCGGAAATAGCGATTTTTCAGCCTTTAAAATCTAAATAGTGTTCAAGTGAACACCATAAGTTGTATTACAACTAAAAAAAAGTGCGGTTTTCTGTAAAAAAAGTATTTACAGACCGTACTTTATTTGTTAGAATCTATCTAGATAAGAATGGTTGAGGTAACTGGATCCGGAAAAAACAAAAGGGAAAACGTGAAATCTCTAGTAGAGTTTTGCATAGAGAAACTCATGCCTAGACTTAAAGGTAAGCTAAAAATCAATATTGAGTTAGTGTGTCGACTTACCGAAAAAGAATCACTGGCAGGCGATTGTATATGGGAAGATGAATCGTGTAATAGGCCTAGAGAGTTTTCTATTCGTGTTGATTCAACACAAGATGAAACAGCGATGATGGAGACTGTTGCTCATGAAATGGTTCACGTAAAACAATATGCTAAGGGCGAATTAAAGGATTTCTTCTCAACCACTAAAGTTTGTAAGTGGCAAGGTAAAAAAATTAATCTTTCAAAAATGAGTTATTACGATCAACCATGGGAAATTGAAGCTCATGGCCGTGAAAAGGGATTGTATATTCAATGGCTTTGTTCGAAAATGGTTGATTAATTCTAAATGCTAAGAATGAAAAGTTTATAAATAGAAATAACCTAATCACATAAAATGCTTAAATTACAGTCTTTTTTATCATTTTTTAACGAAGCTACTAATTTAACTCCTGCAGAGTTAAAAAAACCTTCTACTGGAGGACCAAATGCCGGGATGTCTAGACTTGACATTCTTGCTAATGCTGCTAAGAAAAGAGATCCATTAGAATTAGCAAAGGGTGGGACTATTATTATAGGAAATCCACAAGAAGTTTTAGATTCTATTGAGAAGTTTAAAACCGATGGAAAAGCATTTACATTTTCTGGTGAAGACGGAAAATTGTATTCAACATCGGATCTTAAAAAATCAACCATGTTTGGTGGAGGTGGAGGCGCCGGTGGAGGAACAAAACAAACTGCAATAGGTGAAGCTGCTCAGTGCCTTTGGATTGCTGCTTTAATTGGAGAAGGATACGATAAGCCACTTGACTATTTTACCGATAAGATTCTTTCGAAATACTTCAGTGATATTTCAGTTGGAAAAACAAAATTATCCGAAATTCTTTCGATCGATGAAGGATGGAAAAATTCCTCATATTTAATCGCACAATATTCAGTG